AGAACACTTCGCAAAGTCGTTCCTGGTCTCGGTAAGCATGAAGCAGGTGAACGAGCATTAGACAACAAGTTTAACGCCGGATTGATGAAAACATCTGAGCCAACCTTCTATAATGGTGAACCCAATCCATACTATGAAAAAGACAAAGCAGAAGGTGAACGTTCCGCCCGTGCCGCAAAAAAATACCAAAAGATTGCAACAGAAGGCGCGAAAGTAGACCGCATGGTTAAGCACATCGCTAAGAGTGAGCGCGAACTTGGCAAGAGCAAAGATGAAGCAGAAAATATCGCTTGGGCAACAGCAAACAAGCGCGGCTATCTAGACAACAAGAACAAGAAGAAAGGTAAGTAATATGAGTTCAATCATGAAGGGTTTAGTAAACGAGAAGCAACCTACTGAAGAGTCAAATGACCCAGTCGGCGACTACATGAACTATAACAAGTCTAAGTATAGACGCCGCAACTACGAACCTGAGTTGAAGAATCAACCTAAAGAACTTGAAGGTGGACCATATTACATTCGTATCGACGGTAAGATTTTCAAAGACCGTGATGGTAAGCCTGTAATGTTTAATGGCAAGAAGCACGCCAACGCAGTTGCACTTAAGATGATGCAAAAAGATTTCAACAAAGGCAAAGTGTTTACCTTATCTATCAAGCCAGAAGATAAACAAGATGGCATAGATGAAGAACTTGATGAAGGCTTAATCGATAAGGCTGTTGTAGGTGCCGCAAAATATGCAGTCCCTGCAATTACTCGTTCATTACCAGCAATCGCTAAAGCAGGTGCTAAAGCAGGTGGTAAACTAGGTACACGTGCAGGTGTGGCTGTTGCTAAAAAAATAGGCACATCTGCTATGAGCGCAGGTCGTTTAGGAAAAGAATTAGGCGCAGTAGCAGGACAATATGCCGCTGGCGCCGGCGCCTCGGCGGCGGCTAAACGTTTGGCTGCTGCCGCGGCGGCAAGAAAAGAACCTAAATTAGTAAACAGTCCAGATGACATTATAGACGAAGGTAAAACAAATCACGTTTACTTGAACAAACTAAAGTCTAAAGGTCAAGAGCCAAAGAAAGTAGCAACAATTCAAGGAAGAGTTACTAGCAAGCACTTGTCAGACTTAGCCGCAAAACATAAGGCGAAGCCTGAAGATTTTGAATGGGGCAACGACAAGTGGAATAGTCAATTTACTGAATCTATGCAGATTGATGAAATGACCCCAGAGAGAAAGCGAGCTCTTATGACTGCATTGGATAAGATTGATGCACACAAAGACTATCTACACGGCAAGTACGGCGTAAATAAACCTGGAGAAAAGACTCCACCAGACCGTAGAGAAACTCTTCTCGCTTTGAGAAAAGCCGCTACTGATTATCGCCAAGCAACTAAAGCCGATAAAGAAAGCAGAAAGATTCAAGAGGGTACTATGACACAAGGTATTTTTGACCCAAATCCTCGCAAAGCAAAAATGGCATTGCAAGGGTTGAACAATTTATTACGCGATGCATTGCCAGCAAGTCAAGCCGCAGACATTCTACATCGTTATGTATATGATGACGAACTTCTTGATTTGATTGATGCACTAGCACTACGCAAGCATGATGCAGATATTCGTACTGACCGTGGTATCATGGATAGAATAGAATATCTACGCAGTGAAGCAGAAGGCACTAACCTCAATGAAGGCTATACTCTTAAAAAAGTATTCGTAGACAAATATGTTGTACCAGGTGATGCAGATGATTATGTTCCTGATATGAAGGCAAAAGATGTCAAGTATCAAATTATAAACAACAAGACTGGACAGGTCGTTGGATTTGCTGAGTTGTCGTCTGACGATTACTTTGGTCACGGCAGTCTATTGATTAAAATGAAAAATGGTGCGCAACGCTATTTGAATTTGCAGGGCATGGATCCTCAGGCAGCAATCAATAAGTTCATTAAAAATCCTAAGACTTCTGCTAAGTATACACAAATTGCTGAAGTCGGCAACGACCCTATACTCAATAAATGGAGAAGTAGTGTAGTAAAAAGAATCAAACACGCTTCACCAGAAGACCAAAAAATATTAAACGCTCGTCTGCAAAAAGCCAAGACTGCGTCCGACTTTGAAGAAATTCACATCACCTTGGACAAACTTGGTGTGAGAGATGAACTAACACAGATTGATGAAGGTAAGAGTTATTCTACTGTTCAAGCCTTAGTTCAAAAATTCTATGACGAACACAAGATTAACAGCAGAAAGCAATACTTAGATATTAAGCATCCTGGCATGAGAGTATGGACTCGTGGTGATGGCACAAGATATCGTGACCCAGGTGGTATCAGCGATGAGGGATATGGAAAACAAGCGAAACAATTTTGGAACTGGCTTGGAAAATTACCTGGTGTCAAACACATAGGAAAAGTTTCAGGTGAGTTCGCAAGCAGTCCATTCAATGATGCATATGTATACGGCGGATTATATTTCTCTCTCAACGACTATGGTAATATTCAATGGGGTAGCATAAGTCGTTTAAGAAATACTAGCATCTGGCGCCAAGCAAAGGAAAATGTCGAAATGAATGAAGCACAAGGTAGTCTAGACCCAGAAACAGCATTGCGCCAAGCACGTAATATCACTAAAGCAATCAAGTACGATAACACTGCAACAGACATCATTGTTAAGATTCAAATGCTAGCAGAACAAGTTGCTGGTCTTGACCTCGAAACATTGAAATACAGTGTAGAGAACGTACATCAGGCTCAATCAGCACTAGAATCAGCAGTGTATGGCTTAGAAGAAGCATTTGATGATTTATTGACACAAGCACAGAATAGCGAAGAAGGTCTAGATGAAGCCAAGCAACGTTTAGATGCCAAATGCTGGTCCGGTTACAAAAAGCAAGGCACTAAGATGAAAGGTGGAGTGCGCGTCAACAATTGCGTACCTGCTAAAGAAAGTGCAATTCTTAAAGGCTTGAAAAGATAATATCGTGAGAGCAAAAGAGTTCATACTCGAAAATCGAGGTCTGCCTTTCCCTGGAACATACGAACAAGAATACAGTATGTTCAAGCGCAAGGGCCCTCGCCGCATCATCGCTATGACAAATGAAGCACTTGATACTCCATACGAATACAATTGGAAACAAGTATTAGATTCTGACTATGTTGCTATTGCTGACCTATCAGATGGTTCCACATTAAAAATAGAGTTCACTGAAGTAAATCGCGGAGAAACACTAGTTGGCTTTGAACGCAACGGTAAAATAGAATTGACCAATGAAGGCGATGCGTTCAGAATATTTGCTACTGTGATGTCTGCAATCAAAGACTACGTTGAAAAGTTTCAGCCAAATAAAATTATATTTTCGGCCTTAAAAATAGATTTTAAAAACGATGACGTTATTTCTTATGCTAGCCGCGCTAAATTATATAAACGATTAGTGCAGATGTATGCATCAAAATTGGGCTATTCACCTACCATAATTGATGACCCCAATAAGTCAGCAGTTGACTTCATACTAAAAAAGATAAAAAAATCTAAACACATTGACGAAGCATTAGAAAGTTCATATCCATATGAACGTATGTCATCACATCGTTATAGTTTCGTCACTGATAGTGGTGTCAGATATCGCGTGTTCTTCTCGGGTACTGACTTTGTTGAAGTCATATTCGCTTCAACTGAAACTGATGACGACGGGTGGAAAGCGTCATTGACGGGCACTGGTGATTCACTGAAGGTATTTGGTACAGTAATCAAAATCATCAAAGATTTTATAGAAATACATCAACCAGAAACATTGTACTTCACCGCAGAGAAGGACGAACCTAGTCGCATCAAGTTGTACAAGACATTACTATCCAGAGTAGACAAAGAACTACCTAACTATGTCAATGCAGGTACCATGGACTATCGCACGGACGTAATTTACACAATTAAACGTAAAAATCAAACTGCTACAAAGAGCAATGATAACGTATCACGATTCAAGTTTAAAGGTAAAAAAGAAGTCAATGAAGTTGCTGACAATCCATACCCATATAGACCAAACATAAAAACACCAAGCAAGCGTATCTACCGTTTTGAAACAGATGATGGATTGTTGTATAGAGTACAAGTATTTAACCGTCAAAGTGCAGACAATATCGGTGAAATCACTAATGACTTAGAAATTCACTTTGACCAAACTGATAAAGAAACTGGTCAACCTAACAGCAGTATCACAGGCACTGGTGATGCGTTGCGTGTGTTCGCTACTGTTGCTGATATCTTGCAAAAAGAAGTAGCACAACAGAATCCAACTGGGCTTATCATCACTAGCAAAGCAGATGACCCTAGCAGAGTTAAATTGTACAGAACATTAGCGCGTAGAGCAACAAAAGTCATGCCGCAATTCGAGATTACGGGCGAAAGAGTAGTGAAAGATTTTGAAGGTACGCCCTACTTAACAATCATTCTAAAGTCTAAACCCAATAATAAATAATAGAAACAGGATAATACAATGTTAGCAGATACACTCAAAACACTATTAGCGACTAGTTACGCATTCGTAATTAAGACACAGAACTTTCACTGGAACGTAGAAGGTCCTGATTTTCCACAGTATCATCAATTCTTCGGTGACTTGTATGAAGAAGTCTATGACAACACTATCGACAAGTGCGCAGAACTAGTAAGACAGTTGGGTAGTTATACACCTGGCTCTATCACTCGCTTCGCACAATTAAGTCAGATTCAAGACCAGACAAAGATTCCCCGCGCTGAATTGATGGTCGCTGAACTTGCCGAAGATAATCAAAAGATTCTAGGTATGTGGAAAGAAGCATTTCATGTAGCAGAACAAGCAGACGAGCAAGGCATTTGTGATTTCATCGCTGGTCGAATCGATGCACATAGTAAGCATGGTTGGATGTTACGTAGCATTCTAAACAAACAACGTGCATAATTTGATAAATACGTAATAAGGATAATAACCATGAAAATTAAAGAACTTTTAGAAAGCAAGAGCCACGATGATTGGGATGACGAACAGGAAGAAGTTCCTTCTGACCCTGATGCTGATAAAGTTCCACACATTCTCATGCAATTAAAGAAAGCCGCTGATTTGAATGGTGATTACCCAATTTCTTTCCAAAGCGGCGAGAAGGCTAAGATGTCAATGGCTGACATTGAAAAGTTTGTAAAACGCTATGCTAGTGCAAAGCCAATGGAACGCCAAAGAATGCAAACACAGGCTATCCAAAGTTTGGATGGGTTGAAAGCACTACTCGCATAAGAACAAACCCTAGGACCGTTAGGGTTATGTGCCCGGCTGCTGGGCTGACTGAAGGATTCGCTACCCCATAAGTCAGAAGTGAGCATTTCCCTTTTATGGTTACCCAAGACTGTTGCAAAATGTTACTTGTTCTAGTACAATGACAGGATACTAGAATTATTTTGTAGTCTTGATTTCAAGATAATTAATAGTACTAGTTTAAAGTATTTGAACCGTTTGGTTCACAATTGGCTTTGCTCCCGTAGCCATTAAATATGGGGCAACTTAAAAAAGGAAGGTAAATTATATATGAAGAAGTTAATCACAGTAGCATTACTAGCAAGCGCATTCGCGTTTTCGTCAGTAGCATCGGCTGTCAATCGCGTTGAAGTGGGCTATCGTTTCGACAATACCCGCGATTCAACTGTTGACCAACGTGCAGTAACCCTAGACTATGACCGTGCTTTCAGCAACGGTATTTCTTTGGGTGGTGGCGTTCACATGATTGAGCATGATGGTTCAGGTAGCCTCGCTAACCGCTATTTCGTTAAGGCTGGTTACGAGTTGCCAGGCCCATTCTATGTTCAAGGTGGTCTAGGCCACACTCAACAAAGTGCTGGTGCCGATGGTGATTTTTGGCAAGTAGAAGCAGGTGCACGTTATAACCTAACTGAATCTGTTCAAGTCAAATTGGCTTATCATCAACGTGACGGTTTCAATGGTTACGACTTTGACTTCCAACGCGGTCCACGCGCATCAGTTCAGTATCTATTGACTGATTCCGTCGCTGTTGGCGTCAACTACGATTACTTCACCTACGCAGGTGATGTAAAGCGTGACAGAATTGGCGTATCGCTCGTCACAATGTTCTAATAATTAGTAGCATTGACCGCACACAGCATAATACTGTGTGCGGTTTCCTATTTATTGAGATAAATACATCTATGCGAGCCTCAGACTTTATAACCGAACGTAAAAAGAAGAAAAAGAAATCAAAAAAGAGAGCCTATGGTGGTTACTACTATCCTGGTTATTCTTTCTATGGTTCTAACGATTCCACTGACGGTGGAGGAGATGGCGGCGGTGGTGGCGAGAGCATTCACGAATCTGCACTTGATGATTTGATAAACAAACTCCCATCATTGAAAAAGCACGACTATACTACTATCGACTTGTTAGTAAAGCAAATCTCTAAAAAACACCGTATCGCTAATAGAGCGTTGCGTGACTTATTCATCAAGAAGTTCAAAACCACTCCAGACAAATGGATTACTGGTAAATTGGACGAAACAGAAACAGATGAAAAAGTAGACCCTAACATCCAAGATGAAGTAGATAAGTTTGCTGTATGGGCGGGCGAAAAATTAAGCATCAAAGAATTACCTGAAATCGAATTAAGTATGGACACTGAAGAGGCTCAAGGTAACCATCACACCGGTGGTCATACACCTGGCTCAGGTCATATTTGGGTCTATGCAAAAAATAGAAATCTAGTAGATATCCTCAGAACTGTTTTCCATGAATTGGTACACGTTCGTCAAGGAGAACTTGACATGATTAAACCAGGTTCAAGTTATCCAGGTAGCCCAATCGAGGCTATGGCAGATGTACTCGCAGGTAAGTACATCAAAATTTACGGCAAAGAAAATAACCACATCTTCCAATAAATTATTGAACTCGGTTCAATAGTGCCACTACCTTTGGTTACCTCACCCGAAGATTTTCTTGACGTATCATCAGATACGCTATATACTTAACAACAGACTAACACAGGAGTAATCATTATGTCTACACGTTCATTTAACAATGAAGCAAAAATCAAACTCACCCAACTTATCAATGAGGGCATGAGTGTAATGCAAGAAGTCGAAATGCTTAACGAAGGTTTAAACGATACCGTAAAAGCAATCGCAGAAGAATTGGAAATCAAGCCATCTATTCTCAAGAAGGCAATCAGAGTTGCACACAAATCTCGTCTCGGTGAAACTAACAAAGAGAACGAAGAACTCAACACAATTTTGGAGACCGTTGGTAAGACTCTATAATGAGTTACGTTGACGCAATTCACGACAACAACAGCGACCGCATTCATGTAGTGGAGCGCACGCCTGAGGGCAAGCGTATGTATAGGGAGTTTCCAACAAACTATACATTCTACTACAGCGACCCTAAAGGCAAGTATCGCAGTATCTATGGCGATAGTGTTTCCCGTTTCAGTACACGTAAGCGTAGTGAATTCGAGAAAGAGCGCAGAATTCATGCCAACAAGAAGTTGTTTGAGAGTGATATCCCAGTAGTGTTTCGATGCCTATCAGAAAATTATCTGAAGGTAGAACCACCGAAACTACATACTTGCTTTTTCGACATTGAGGTAGACTTTGACCCAGATAAAGGTTTCAGCCCTACATCAGACCCATTCAATCCTGTAACAGCAATCTCAATGTATCTTGACTGGTTAGACCAGTTAGTGACATTGGTGATTCCGCCACGTGGTATGACTGATGAAACTGCTTGGGAACTCACAAGAGAAATGCCCAACACATTGTTGTTCCGTAGCGAAGTTGAAATGTTCGAAACCTTCTTTCAACTGATTGAAGATGCAGACGTATTGACAGGTTGGAACTCAGAAGGTTACGATATTCCATATATGGTAAATCGTGTCACACGTGTAATGAGCAAGGATGATACACGTAAGTTCTGCTTACTAGGTCAACTGCCTAAGCCACGTACATATGAAAGATTCGGTAAAGAAGAAATCACATATGACTTGATTGGTCGTATTCACATGGACTATTTGCAGTTATACAAAAAGTACACGTATGAATCTCGCCACAGTTACAAACTAGACTCTATCGGTGAAATGGAAGTTGGCGAGACTAAAACTCAATATGAAGGTACTCTTGACCAATTGTACAACAAAGACTTCAAAAAGTTCGTAGAGTATAATCGTCAAGATACAATGCTGTTGGTTAAGATTCATAACAAACTAAAGTTCTTAGATTTAGCAAATGCGCTAGCACATGAGAATACAGTATTGTTGCCAACTGTTTTGGGTTCAGTAGCCATGATTGAAATGGCAATCATGAATGAAGCGCATGAACGTGGATTAGTAATACCTGACAAAAAGCGCAAAAATTCAGGTCGCGAAGACCAAAATGAACAACAAGCCGCAGGTGCATATGTCGCTACTCCTAAAAAAGGTATTCATGAATGGGTAGGTGCAGTCGATATTAACTCACTATATCCTTCTGCGATTCGTGCGTTGAACATGGCACCAGAAACTATCGTTGGACAAGTACGACAAACTCTCACAGATGCATATATGTATGAAAAGGGTTTGAAGTTAGCCAGAGAAAAAAGAAAGAAAAAGAATGGGGACGATGCTGACGCAGTTACTGGCGCGATTCTGTGGGAAGGTTTGTTTGGTGCATTAGAGTATACTGCAATCATGGCACAAGAACGTGGCACTATGCTTACTATAGACTATGAAGATGGGCGTAGTGTTGAAATGAGCGCGGCTGAAATCTGGAAGATGATTTTCGACAGTCACAAACCGTACATTCTAACAGCGAATGGTACAATCTTTACGTATGAGAAAGAAGGCGTCATTCCCGGTTTGTTGACTCGTTGGTATTCAGAACGTAAAACAATGCAGAAGACTGCCAAAGAATATGACGGCAAAGACAAAGCATTGCATGAGTATTGGGATAAGCGTCAGTTAGTTCGTAAAATTTTGCTTAACTCTGCATATGGTGCATTGTTGAATGAACATTGTCGATTTTACGATAAGCGTATCGGTCAGAGTGTTACACTTAGCGGTCGTCAGATTGTTAAACACATGATGAGTAACATCAACGAAACTGTTGCTGGCACGTACTCGCATGACGGTGATGCAATTGTTTATGGTGACACTGACTCATGCTATTTCAGTGCATATCCTGTTCTCAAAGACCAAATTAAAAACGGTGAACTTGAGTGGAACAAAGAAGTTTGCATTGGATTGTATGACAGCATCGCAGAACAAGCAAACAGTAGTTTCCCAGCATTTATGGAACGTGCCTTTCATTGCCCACGCAAGAATGGTGAAGTCATCAAGGCTGGTCGTGAACTGATTGCTGACTATGGTATCTTCATCACTAAGAAGCGTTATGCTCTCAATATCTTTGACAAGGAAGGTAAGCGCAAGGATAAGGATGGTAAGTTGGGTGAAATCAAGGCAATGGGTCTAGACTTGAAACGTGCTGACACGCCCAAATACATTCAAGACTTCTTAATGAATGTATTGAGTATGGTCATTCAGCAAGGTAGGCCGCGCGAGGATGTTATCGATTTTATTAAAGAATTCAAACTTTGGCTCAGCAAACAAGACCCGTGGACTAAGGGTTCTCCTAAGTCAGTCAACAATCTTACCAACCATACCATTGAGTTTGAAAAGACTGGTAAGTGTGGTGTTGGTCATGCAAGAGCCGCAATCAACTATAACTATTTGCGCAGAATGAATAGTGACAACTACAGCCAAAAGATTGTAGATGGCATGAAAATTGTTGTTTGTTCGTTGAAAGACAATCCACTAGGATTTACTAGTATTGCTTACCCAACTGACGAACTACGTCTTCCACAATGGTTCTTAGAGTTGCCATTCGATGACCTCGATATGGAACGTAAACTAGTTGACGAGAAAATTGAAAACTTGTTGGGCGTTCTAGAATGGGACTTGCGTTCTAACACAGACACTAATAGTACATTTGATGACCTCTTTAGTTTCGGCTAAACAAACACTTGACTTACGCAAACAAATCCACTATTATACATACTGCTACTGCCTAAATAATTACAAAGGAAAATATAAATGAAAGACAACTTACAAGATTTGATTCAACATACTTATGGTCTAGGCGTCATTGACCTAATCAAGGTTACTGGTACTGACCAAGAAACACAAGTAGCCGCTATCGCAGAAGATAAGAGCGTAGTCGTTACTGGTACGTTTAAGACTCCACTAGCAGACTTCATTGGTACATTTGGTATGCCAAATCTATCAAAACTCAAGACCATTCTAGGCTTTGATGACTATGACGATAAAGCAACTATCAATGTTACTCGCGTCAATCGTGATGGTGTAGATGTTCCAACTACTATTCACTTTGAAACTTCAACTGGCGACTTCGTTAACGATTATCGTCTAATGTCAAAAACTCTTATTGAAGAAAAAGTTCGTGCAGTAACCTTTAAGGGCGCTACTTGGAACGTAGAGTTCGAACCAACTGTAGCAGGCATCATGCGCCTCAAGAAACAAGCAAGTGCTAACAGCGAAGAAAACAACTTTACTACTAAGACTGACAATGGCGACTTGAAGATTTACTTTGGTGACCCATCAACTCACAGTGGTAACTTTGTCTTTCAACCAGGCGTAACTGGTACATTAACCCGTGCATGGAACTGGCCAGTCAAGGTCTTTCTAGCAATCATGGATTTGCCAGGTGACAAGACTGTTCGTTTCTCAGACGCAGGCGCCGCCGAAATCACTGTTGATAGTGGACTAGCGACATATCGTTACTTGCTCCCAGCACAGGCAAAATGATTAAACAAATTTATACTTCGGGAAAATATATGGTATCATCAGGCGCACCTGGCTCTACATATGTAGGACAAACACCTGGTGCAATGGGCGCCGGCAACATGAGATTCAATACTTCTTCACAACAGATTGAAGTGTACGACGGTAATAATTGGGTTCTAGTGGCTTCTAGTACTCCTACTATTTCACTGACGTATGAGGCTGAACAGTTGCTTGATTGGGCTAAACGCAAAAAGGCTGAAGAAGATGCTGAAATCGCATTAGCCGAGTCTAACCCAACTATCTCTGACTTGATAGAACAGAGAAAGAAAATCGAAGAACAAATTAATATTGTTAAAACACTTATCAAACCAGAGCCTAAATCTTAATGGAACAAGTAAATCTATCAGCACAACATAATCCTGAATGGGCATTGTTTTTACCCGCAGTAAGTTCATTCTTTATTGCTGGTTTAGGTAAGCAACGTGCAGGTGAAAACTACTTTGATGCCGCACGTATTCCACAAGGATTCAACGGTGATGTTGAATGTTTGAATTTTCTTAACAGCAAGCAAGGACTCTACACATATAAGTGGGGTCTTTACTCAGCAGGTCACGCTAACTTAGACACTACTAAGAACGACCCTTGTGAAAGTATCGTGCGTGATAGAGAACAAGGCACTTTCATGTTAGGCGACTCAGGCGGATTCCAGATTCTCAAATGTCAATGGCCCGCTGACTGGAAAGACCCTAACTGCCCACGTGCAATGAAAAAGCGTATTGAAGTTCTTAAGTGGATGGACACATACATGGATTATGGTATGTGTCTTGATATTCCATCACAGTCACTTAGCACGTTTCATATCAAAGACCCTAAGACTGGTAAATCAGCACATGGCATCAGCACAATCGAAGAAGCGATTGCCGCTACGCACATCAATAACGAATACTTTATCAAGAATCGTACAGGCAAGTGTAAGTTCTTGAACGTATTGCAAGGACGCAATCATACACAGTCTGATGATTGGTATGAAGAAATGAAGAAGTATTGCGACCCTAAAGTGTATCCAGACAATCACTTTAACGGTTGGGCATTCGGTGGTCAAAACAAGATTGACGTTGAACTAATGCTCAAAAGAATGGTTGGCATCATTCATGATGGTCTACTTGAGCCAGGCAAGCATGACTTGATTCACTGCTTGGGTGTAAGTATTATGGAATACGCAGTATTGTTTACTGATATACAAAAAGCAATTCGCAAGTATCACAACCCAAATCTACAGATTACATTCGACTGCGCTAGCCCATTCTTCAGTGCGGCTAAGGGCCTAGCATACTTCAACAACAGTATCGAACACAATAAAAAGTGGGCATACAGTATGGAGAAAACAGCCGAAGATAAAAAGTACGCCACTGATACTCGCAAGTTCAGTGACGCAGTGTTACAAGACGGTATCCATAAGCAATTCGCTGACAGTCCTGTTACTGATAGAATGGTAATGAAAGACCTTTGCTATCGTGGTCCAGGCTTTATTGGTCAACATGGTAAAGAAACTAAGACAAGTTGGGACACATTATCATACACATTGATTCAAGCACACAATGTTTATCAACATATTCTTGCTGTCCAAGAAGCAAACCGTAAGTACGAACAAGGTGTCATGCCAAAAATGGTCATGAACAAGTTTGACGATAATCACTTTGGTGACATCATTGATGAAATCTTTAGTTTGAAAGACCGTGAAAAGAGTTTGGAATTAATCAGACAACATTCAAGTCTTTGGACACAGATGCAATCGGGCAGTCAAGGTTTCAGTGGCAAGAAAACTGTAAACGCAATGACCATGTTTGACAAATTGTTTGAAGTAGATTCTACTAATGACCCAGAAGTCGATGAAGAAATTATCGACAGTGATGATGAAATGGCAAACGTCATTAACGATTGACCTAAACATTTGCATATCAACATTACATTTGTTAAACTAACTTAACTAAGATATAAGAAAGACTAATATGAACCAAATAGAATTTGAACTAGGTGCAAGCAGAGAGTTAGCACTAGCCACACAACGTAATTCCATCAAACAAAAAGCAAAGCGTACTATTTGGGTAACCTTTCAACGTGAAGGTATTCATATGTATCCGGCTGCAGCCACAGACCCTGCATTGAAAACTGGCGACAAGTATGATGTCAGTTTTCTAGGCTATCCCCACAGACACATCTTTCATTTTAAGGTGGGGATTGAAGTATTTCACAACGACAGAGACATTGAGTTTATTCAGTTTAAACGATGGTTAGAAGACCTCTACCACGGTACTCTGGAACTCGATTACAAGAGTTGTGAAATGATTAGCGATGACCTCTATGAAGAAATCGCTAGTCGTTACCCTAATCGTGACATTGAAATCACTGTATCAGAAGATGGTGAAAACGGTGCTACGATTTTTTATCAAAATAACAATTAATATCAACCCGCTATTTAAAGGAAAGTCAAAATGGCAAAAGTAACAACCAAGCACAACCCACGCACACAACAAGTCTTTCAAGACCTAGAAAATTTTCTAGCATTCTGCAAAGAATTTGGTTACGTGTATGATGAAAAAGATTTGTACTCCACCAAGAGTTACATCTTTAGGCATTTTCAAAAGTTCCAAGCAGGAAAGCCTGTAAAGGACAACTGGGAAATTGATGCTTCACGCCCGCCCCGTCGCAGGTAATGTTACATTGTTCACGGGAGAGGCAACTCTCCCGTGAATGTTTTACAAAGTTCACTAGGAGAAGATAATGAGAAAACTATTTTACATGGGTCTTGAACCCTACAAAGCACGTTACACACTACAATTGACTGACTGGAACACAGAAGTATTCAAGCGTAGAAATATCGACTATATCATTGTGCCTGGTGAAACATTATCAACTGACCAAGAAATCGTAACCGGTCAAGTATTAGACGCGCATGGTCGTTCTTATTATGGCATGAGCCAGATGATGAATCTAGTAAAGATGATGCGTGAAGGTCAAGTCACGTCAGAGGACGTAATCTACTTTGAAGATATGTTCCAACCAGGTATCGAAAGTTTGCCATACATCATGGACCAAGTACCTGCTAATATGCGACCGCGTGTATTTGTTCGTTGTCTTGCACAAACTATCGACCCGGATGACTTTGTTCATGTCTGGGGCATGGAAAAGTGGATGATGAAATATGAGCAAATGCTCGACCAATTCGTTGACGGCTTCTTAGCGACTAACGAAGAAATGGTTGCTCACATGAAGATTGCAGGCTGGACTAGCCCAATCTATAACATCAGTGGTCTAGCATTTGGTAAACAAGAAGTGATTAGTCGTGTATCAAAACATGAAGATATCAGACCATTTGACCAACGCCGCTATCGTGTTGTGTTTGCGGCACGTTGGGACCAAGAAAAACAACCTGACTTTTATATGGACTTGATTGAAGAGTTCCATAAGCGTCACCCTAATTCTGCTGTAGAGTTTGCTATTCTAAGTGGTGCGAAGTTGCGTAGTAACAATCAAAGTTACATGGAACGCACACTAAAGATGCATCAACAGGGTAAACTAAGTATCTACGACAACCTAGACAAAGACAATTACTATATACTATTGAACGATTCTAGAGTATTGTTCAATTGTGCGTTACAAGACTGGGTATCAAATACTGTAAGTGAAGCAGACGCACTTGGATGCAATGTCTTGTATCCTGCGTATCGTTCATTCCCAGAAACATTCGCAAATGACCATGAACGTCTATATGTGCCATGGTCAATTGAGGATGCAGTCAACAAGTTAGATAATCTATTAGCACATCAACATCCTAATGTAGGTAAGATTAGCGACCATACAAATGGAACTGTTGATAGAATTTGCGATATTTTAGAAGGAAAGGGTGAACATCTATTGCGTATGTCCACTGACTATCGCAAATACTCTAGAGAAGCAAAATTCTGAAAAAGATGGAACAAGGAACAGTAGCATAAATACATATGTTACACAACGGTAACGAACAATATAAACTATATCCGCGTAAGGAAGGAGAACAACATGAGTTATAATAAAACAAAAACCGACCCAGAGTTGGGTCAACAAGTACATAAACATCTAGTCAAAGTGGGCGTAGAAACGCCCCATCGTCAAACATATCTAGACCGCAAAGAAAAAATCGAAGTTATCGAACAAAACTTCGCTACCATCATGCAAACACTAGGTCTTGATTTAAGCGATGACAGTCTAAAAGAAACACCAAAGCGCGTTGCCAAAATGTATGTCAACGAGATATTTTGGGGCCTTGATTATGATGCATTCCCTAAATGTACAACAGTCGAAAACAAAATGAAATACAATGAAATGGTCGTTGAACGCAATGTCAGCGTACAAAGTAATTGCGAACATCACTTTGTAGTCATCGACGGTCTAGCAACAGTCGCATATGTACCCAAAAATAAAGTACTAGGTCTGTCTAAGATTAACCGCATCGTAGAATATTTCAGTAAGCGTCCTCAGATTCAAGAGCGTCTAACCGAACAAATTTTCCACACACTACAATTCATTCTTGACACAGAAGACGTAGCCGTTATGATTGACGCGCAACACTATTGCGTAAAATCACGCGGTGTCGAAGATACAGGTAGTTCTACTGTAACTTGTCGCTTAGGTGGTGGGTTTAAAAATGACCCGGCTGCCCGTGCCGAATTCTTATCAATTGCAAGAATGGGTAAGTGCTGATATTCTAAGATTCAGGGGTAACCAATGAAGAGAGATACGGAATTAGTCGAAGCAATCATCAAATTGCACAACATCGCATCATTAGTAGAGCATGGACACGGTGCGCCGGAAATCGCGCATTCTATCAGAGAATGCGCGGACAGACTAGACAAATTTTTAGAGGAACATCATGATATTCAACAAGATAAAGGAACTGAAGGCCCGGGGCCTTAAGATAGGTATTACGTTTAGTACCTTCGATTTATTACACGCAGGTCACATCGCAATGCTTAGTGAAGCAAAGAACCACTGTGACTACTTGATTGCGGGATTGCAAACTGACCCAACAATCGATAGACCTGATACCAAGAACAAACCTGTTCAAAGCATTGTAGAAAGACAGATTCAACTAAGTTCATGCAGATTTGTTGATGAAGTAGTAGTGTACGAAACTGAACAAGATTTGATTGACTTGTTATTGATTCTACCTGTCGATGTTCGTGTTCTAGGTACTGAATATGAAAATAAAAATTTCACTGGCAGGACAGAGTGTGTTACTCGCGGAATCGAATTAGTATTCAATAGCAGAGACCACAGTTTCAGTTCAAGCAGTCTGCGCAAACGTGTAGCAGATTCACAAATAATCAACGTGTTGAATAAATGAGGAGACAACATGAATAACGTAACAAGACAATATAAATATACTTCAACCAAAGAATGGGTAGACGCATTCCCGTGCGCTTATCGTCAATGGCGTGCTGATAGCCATTGCAACTTGATTCATGGTTACAGTTTCAGCATCAAGTTATATTTTGGTACTGATAGCCTAGACGTTCGTAATTGGGCAGCCGACTATGGTGGTTTGGGTGAACTGAAGGAAATGCTAGAAGACCAATTCGACCACACACTATTGGTAGCAGAAGATGACCCTGAATTGGAAACATTCAAAATGCTAGAACAAAAAGGTCTAGCAAAGTTGAACATTCTACCTCGTCTAGGTTGCGAAAGTCTAGCAGACCAAATCTACAAATACATCAACGCAGTCTATATCCCAGATATGTGGGGCCCGGGTGAAGCAGAACGTTTATGGTGCTATCGCGTAGAAGTGCGTGAAACTCAAGGAAACATGGCATGGCGTGAAGGTCATCGTGAATGGAACGAAGATTTACTTGGGGAGTAATCTCCTTGACAAACACAAACTACACTGTTAAACTATCACAATGACACAACGAATTAAAGTAAGCGAATTATTCTATAGCATACAAGGCGAAGGTCGCTATATGGGCGTACCTTCTGTCTTTTTGAGAACATATGGTTGCAACTTCACTTGCGACGGTTTCGGTATGCCCAAAGGTCAAAAATCAAATGAAAGAAACGTTATTGCAAGTAATCTGGAACAGTATTCAGAATATAAGTCTCTCCCACTTGTTAGTACCGGTTGTGATTCTTACGCTAGTTGGGATCCTAGGTTCAAGCACCTTTCACCAGTTCTTACGACGGAAGGTATCGTTGAGGGTATTCTCGATGCGCTCCCATACAAAGAATGGCGAGAAGAGCATCTAGTAATTACAGGCGGCGAGCCATTGTTAGGATGGCAACGCGCTTATCCAGAACTATTATCTCACGAAAAGATGAAAAGTCTACGTGAGATTACATTCGAAACTAATGGTACTCAACCACTTAGCAAAGAACTAGAACACTTCTTACTCAACTGGACTTTGAACCCAACATTTGGTCCTAGAACATACAACGCATTGACATTCAGTGTTAGTGCTAAGTTGAGTTGTTCAGGTGAATTGCGTGAAGATGCCATCAAGCCCGAAGTAGTTGTGGGTTACGAAAAAGTAGGTTACACATATCTTAAATTCGTAATCGCAACAGAAGAGGACATGAAAGAAGTATTAGAAGTAATCGACATTTACCGTAACGCAGGCTTCAAAGGTCCTGTCTATGTCATGCCAGTTGGTGGTGTAGAATCTGTGTACTCACTCAACAATCGCAGAGTAGCAGACTTTGCCATGAAGAATGGTTTACGTTATAGTGATAGACTTCAAGTGCCTCTATTCAAAAACGAATGGGGCACGTAAATGTATTTTCCAGGTGGTGAAGATTTCATATTCAACAAACGCTGTATCTCCACTGAACTTAAGTTTTCACTTTGGCCCAGAAGATGCCATATAACTAACAAACTTATTTGGCTTAAAAAAGGATACAGACGAATTGCAATGTACACAGGTCCAGGTGATCCAATCTTTGAGCATCGTTGGTATGATAAACATGAATTTTTAATGCAAACACTAAAGGATGCACTATAATGGTCAAAAAGCAAGTGAACGGTGGGGTGTCTAGAAACTCATCTGTTAGTACCTTTAGAGATAGGTGTCATAGTACAAAACTAAGACTTTGCATCTGGCCTAAAAAGTGCTACATCACGGGAAAGAATCTGTGGTGGAAAAAAGCATACGTGCAAAGTGCTGACTGGTTTGGTCCAGGTGGCGTTCGTACTGAACATCGATGGTATGAGCAAAAGACATTCATAGTTGCACGACTGCAAGGTGATGTATAATGTCAAGAAAGTTAGCATCGAGGGCATCATACAAGTCTACTGTTGATGCATTTAATGAAGCACTCTTTGTAAGATGCAAAACTGCTGAACTAAAATTTTGCATCAAGCCTAGAAAGTGCTATGTCACAGGAAAGAATATATGGATGAAAAAAGCATATATTCAATATATTGAGCATTTTGCTGTGAGTGGGTTACGCATAGAACATCGATGCTATAGCCAAGAAGCATTCATAGTTGAACGATTGAAAGGTAATGTATAAGTTACAAAAGAATGATTAGACGAACATCTAGTCTAGTAGAACATAAGTGATACATGGGGTATTACTTATAAGAAAGTCGATGATTGAAGGAGAAAAACAATGTCAGCACATGACGATATCAAGACACAATTAGCAGTATACGAGGCAGAACACGCCAAGTTTGAAAGTGGTAACAATGCCGCCGGCACACGTGCCCGTAAGGCACTAGCAGAACTCGCAAAGGCAGTTAAGGCTCGCCGTAACGAGATTACTGAAACTAAGAACGCACGTTCAGAAGCAAAAGCAAAGGCGTAATATGAAATTCTATAGTAGAAGAATTGCATTTTTGATTAGTGACCAGCACTTTATCCCACATGGTGGGATTGGGCAGTTTGCTAAGGGCTTCACAGAAATGTGTAGTCGGCTCGGCTGGAAGGTCGATATCATTCTTGACAAATCTCCTACTAATGATTTCAGTAATTTGATTAAGTCACTGGGTGCAAACATTGTATATCCCGAAGAACCACTGCGTTATACGGACCATACTGCAACGTTTGCATTCAGTGATACTATCAATTTTGAAAAGATTATCAACTTTCGAAAATCATTATTACAGGCATTCGAAACAAACATTTATGATATGATTGTTTGCAACACGCAAGAGGCAATGACTGCTAGTTATGCTATGACTGTAAACAAATATATCCCAGTAGTATTTTATACCCATTTGCATAGTATGATTTTTCGTGAGACTCAAGGCAGTGACGTGTTCCTTGATAGTTATCACAACTTCTATAACAAGCATATGGAATTCACTGATATCATTATCGGTACTCAAAGTCAAAAAAACATTGACGAATTGACTAGACATGGCGCAACCAATTGCGTACTATTACGTATGCCAATGAGTGAGCGTGGTTTATTAGAAGAAAGCACATTGGACCGTAAAGGTGTATTGTTTATAGGTCGTTGGGAAGAAGGCAAGAACCCAGATGCATATATTCGTGTAATGAAAGAATCTGGTTTGCCTTGCAAAGTAATGACTAATAGTAATGGTGCAAAGAAGTTCGAAAAGGCTTTCGCAGAAGCGGGCATCACTGATTATGAAATTAAAATCGGCATCACTGGACAAGAGAAAGTAGATTTCATCAAGAGCGCGAGTGTGTTCTTTATGCCAAGTCTCCGAGAGAATTATCCCTTCGCATTCTTAGAATGTCTTGGTCATATGCCTTGCGTAGTATTAGATAGCCAAGATTGGTCTGATAACTTTGAAAGAGGTTACTATCACCGAGTAAATATCAATGATGCGGCTAACGTTATCAAGACTTTATATGGTTCAAATCAATTACCATCTGCACTTAACTATGTTAAGGAACTAGATGATGCAGTTGCTCAGGGCTGGATTGAGTTTGTAAACAATTTCGTTGGCAAACGTAGCAACAACAATGCGGCTAAAATCAACTCACACAATACTGTCAAGTATCGTGACTACATTGCAGATTTGAATAGAAAGCATTTAGCACGTGAGGACTTTGAAAGCGTATTATCCAACAAGTATAAGTTCATCAACATTCTATACACTGACGATGATACTTACTTAAGCAAAGACCCTCAGTTTAGACCTACAGTAGAAGAAACAAGCACAGCACTGTTTGACTGGTGAAAACAAACATTAGGAGTTTCAAATGAAAAAAGTATTAGTTACAGGTTGTTCAGGATATATCGGTTCGCACTTGTGCAAGTTGCTAGAAACTGATTACGAAGTGCATGGGCTCGATATCAAGCAACCAAGACACCCTGTAAAAAAATTCTATGAACAAGATATCAATCGTCCTATCTCTATTGATGAAGAGTATGATGCCGTGATTCATTTGGCTGCGTTAGTAAACGTCGGTGAGAGCGAACAGATTCCTATTCAATATTACATCACTAATGTCAACGGTACGATGAATGTAATCAACAAAATCAAAACTAATAACTTCATCTTTGCTAGTACTGGTGCCGCAGACTCATGCATTAGTCCATATGGTGTAAGCAAACGTGCCGCAGAAGATGTAGTTACGGAATACTACACTAAGCACAGACCCACACCTCATACTATCTTTAGATTCTACAACGTAATTGGCACATCAGGCTACCCGCCAACTAATCCAGATGGATTGATGTACAATTTAATGATGAGTGCAGAAACTAGAAATTTCAATTTGTTTGGTGATGACTATGACACACCAGACGGCAGTTGTGTTCGTGACTACGTACACGTGGATGAAATCTGTGACGCATTACGCACTGCGATTGAAAAGCCAAGCAACAAGATTGAATGCTTAGGTCACGGAGTGGGACATAGCGTGAAAGAAATGTTCAACATCTTCTTGAAAGTGAACGCAGAATATTTGAAAAATGAAAGTAGTGAACCAGTCAAGTTGACAATTGGTCCCCGTAGAAAAGGGGATGCACCAGTTAGCGTACTAAAAGATGTATCCCCATATATGAAACACTTATATTCTATTGATGATTTACTAAAGATTTCTTAGTGAAGTAACAAGAAACTGTTTAAAATGTCTGAGCGATTGGCACCATCGTCGCCATCGCCAGGCATAACAATAACGTTATACTTGTTAGGCTCTTTACCAACTGGCATAGCCATCATTTGGTCGTAAGTCAATAGTGATTCTGGCTTCACGCTATACTTTGCGGCAAGACGTTGCTTGAATGTTTCTAGGTCTTGTTTGCTCTTGAACTGCATACGACCCTTATCATCCTTCACTAACTTTGCGCCATCTTTAGCAATCAAGTCATTGAACAACTCACGCGGAACAACTCGGCTGTTCTTGACAAGTTGGAAGTCGATTTTCTTTTCTTCTTTGCCTTGCGCTCCCATTGAGAAGTTCATCTTGAAGTTAGGTGGGCGGTCTGCTTGTGCTACGCTTGCAATCTTGGTGTATGCATAGAAGTCAACATCTGGATGCTGTCTTGCTAATGCATATGCACGGTCTAGATATTCAGGTGAGAAGAAATCGCCGGCGTCGTGCCAACGAATAACTACCTTAGTGTTTTTCTTACCATACTTCTTGTCGGCCGCACCGATTTCAGCACTTAGTTGTGCCATGAAGCCGTCTGGGTCATTGTACAACCAGTTCAATAAACGAGTTTGTGCTAGTGATACAGCCTTCCACTGCACGTATCCACCTTTTAAAGCATAGCAATATGTTTTACAAGCACCCGCGCCCGGGCAAGTATTGATAATGATGAAGTCACCGGTTTCTTCGTCTACTGCAAGACCAGTCAATGCAGGTAAACCTACGTTATAGAAGATGCTTGAAGTACCGTCACTGTGTTGCATCTTTTCGTTTTGCTTCAAGATTTTTGAAGGACGGGTTGTGATTTCACGTCTCAACGCATCTAAATCGTACTTTCTACCCTTTTCGTCCACAATAGGAATATTGCTCTTGTGAATGTATGGTAACTTGTACTTGTCTGTCTTTTCTTTGCTTTGGCTAGCAATACGGTCCAAATACTTCTCTAGTTCTTCGTCATCGAACTTGCGAGAAGGAACACCCCCTAACTTGGCTTCGTCAACTTCTTCTTGAGGTTCGACCCCACTCTTTTCCAAAAACTGGTCTAGTGACATGACCTGCATATTGCCCGAAAGTTCGGATTTGCCCTTGACAGCACTTGAATTCTCTGTTATAATGTTTAAATAATGTCTAATATCCATTGTAGTCCCTACTATTATAAGTGTATTTATCTATGAACAGTAAGATTAAACGAATTGGTTTTGCCTGCAAATGGGCAGAAATCAATAAAAAGGGCGAGATTGCTAGCACCGAAGGTCTCAATACAGGTGGCACTACATATGCGTGGGCCAAGCGCCAATCTAGCCGTCAACTAGTAGAGGACAAACTGATTGAGGTCGCAAAGCGCAATATCCTCAATACACACGCACTTGTCAAGAAAGTTGCAGAACTTCCAGCAGAACTGCGTATGTTGCGCATCACCAGCGATATGCTAAGTTTCTACACAATGGACGAATACAAGTCATTCTGGCAAAGTCAAGATATGCAAGACAAACTTGCCCGATGGTTCGCCCCAATTGGCGAGACTGCACGACAAAACGATGTTCGCCTTAGTTTCCATCCCGACCAGTTCGTTGTACTCGCAAGTGAACGGGAAGAAGTAGTAAATAAGAGTATCGAAGAATTCGAGTACCACGTAGACATGGCTCGTTGGATGGGTTATGGTAAGTCATTTCAAGACTTCAAAATCAACGTGCATATTTCAGGTCGTCAAGGTCCAGACGGCATCAAGCGAGTTATGTCTAGGCTAACCCCCGAAGCACGTAATATGCTGACCATCGAAAACGATGAAATGTCATGGGGCATCGAATCTAGTCTTGAACTCGCAGATACTTGTGCTTTGGTTTTAGACATTCACCATCATTGGGTAAAAACAGGAGAATACATTGAAAACACTGATGACCGTATTAAGAGGATTGTTGATAGTTGGCGCGGTATGCGTCCTGTTATTCATTACTCAGTCTCAAGGGAAGACCTGCTCACCGAACACTGCAGGGACACTAGACCTAATATTGAAGAACTGCTAGAAACTGGCCATAAGAAGCAAAAACTACGTGCCCATAGTGATTACTTCTGGAACAATGCAGTCAATGATTGGGCTATGACCCATCATGATTGGGCAGATATCATGTGCGAAAGCAAAGCAAAAAATCTTGCGAGTTTTCGTTTGTATGATACATACATTAAGGAGACACAATAATGTTAAACTTAGGTAAATTGTTCGGACGCAAAGAGAAGGAAGTTGTTCCTGCTCCTGTTGTAGAAGAACCCAAAGTAGAAGAACCCAAAGTAGAAAAGCCAAAGAAACCACGCAAGCCTCGCAAGCCAAAGGTAAAAGTTGAATTATCTGAAAAAGATAAGGCTACCCAAGCAGGCGAACCATATATCGCTATCACAAAGGTTCAAGTTGACCCTAACGATATCAACAATGGTGCGTTTGAACTTGATTGGAACGACAAGTTCGTATTGAACTTAGTCAAGCAGGGATATAAGATTCGTCCTGATGATACTGACGCACAGATTGTAGACCGTTGGTTTCAAACTGTCTGTCGCAACATCGCATTAGAAATCTATGAGCAGGAACAAGCAGACCCTACTAAACGTGAACGTAGCGATGTTCGCGTAATTCAGCAAAAAGACATTGGTGACGGTCGAACTGAAGTCAGTTAACCAAATGCACAACTATAACAATCGTGAGGGTGAAGTTGTTCACCTTCCGTTGTTTCTTGCAAATATTTTGGGTAACCGAATAGATTGACATCCTGCATATACTATGTTATTATATGCGTCTATTAATAGAGAATCCATATGAACTACGCCCTTATTGACACTGCAAACACTTTCTTCCGTGCAAGGCACGTTTCTTCACGCAACAGCGATACTTGGGAAAAGATTGGTATGGCGTTGCATCTCACGTTAGCATCGGTCAACATGGCTGTGCGTAGGTACAATATTGACCACGTTGTATTCTGTCTAGAAGGTCGCAGTTGGCGCAAAGACTTCTATGGTCCCTACAAAGCCAATCGTGCTGTCGATGCTATGGCACAGACACAGGCTGAGAAAGAAGAAAGCGAAATGTTCTGGGAGACTTATGAAGCCTTCACGAACTATATCAAAGAAAAAACTAATGTAAGCGTATTGCGTTGTCCTACTGCTGAGGCAGATGACCTTATCGCACGATTCATCGCACTACATCCTGACGATAACCACTATATCATTTCTACTGATAGTGACTATGAACAGTTGATTGCTAAAAACGTTCATCAGTACAATGGCGTGAACAATCATCTAATCACACTAGATGGTTACTTTGACGAAAAGGGTCGTCCAATCAAAGACAAAAAGACTAAAGAGCCAAAGTTGCTTGAGGACCCTGAATATCTGTTGTTCAAGAAAATCATCCGAGGTGACTCAGGTGACAACGTGTTCAGTGCTTACCCAGGTGTACGTGAGAAGGGTTCTAAGAATACTGTAGGTATTAGAGAGGCATTTGAAGACCGTAACAAGCAAGGCTTCAACTGGAACAACTTCATGCTACAACGATGGAATGACCACAATGGTGTTGAACATCGGGTGAAAGATGATTACCAGCGTAATCGTACACTGATTGACTTGTCTGCACAGCCCGATGATATCAAGGCTACTGTTGACCAATGCATTCGTGATGGTGTTCGCACTACGACTACGCCTCAGGTTGGCATTCACTTAATGAAATTCTGCGGAAAATATGAACTTCAAAAAATCTCTGAAAGTGCTGAAACTTACGCTAAGTGGCTTAATCAGCCGTATAAAGGCAAGGTACATGAGTAAAATTTTACACAAGCAAATCTATGCCGGCATCATGGCAGTATTGAATGATGATAACTGTTATTATCGTTCAAGGATTGGCGAGAAAGGCGAGTACAACAAATTCAAAGATGAAGGTAGAGAAGCATTGACAGCATTCATCGAACAGATGGCGCCATTAATGCTACGTCAACAAGATAAAGAACTTGATGAACTTGCTAAGAAACTTGTGGTAGAGGAACTTAAAAAATGACAACTATCTTTTATAAAAAAGAAGGCGATGAATACGTACCGGTCAAAGAGTATGACCATTCATTAATGAGAGCAGTCCCTGTCAATACTGCTACACTCACTGTCTCTAAGAGAGGGTCAACATTACGAACATATAATGTCGATATCGCATTAGCGCCAATGATTGCCGCCAGTTTGTTTGCTAGAGATGAGTTTACTCAGGCAATTGTCGAAGCGTCACAACTCAAACTGAATCCTAAGGTCAAAAAAGAATTAACACCTAGTCAGCGTAAAGCGTGGGAGAAGTTGATTGAAGAATTAGGTGACAGTGGTAGAATGCTTGAATACGATAGCGTACAAGACATAGCAATGGCAGGCATCCAAGAATTGCAACGTGAGATGGAAAAGATGCTAAGTGTACCTGCTGTCAAAAACGCATACGACCAATTCCTAATGGTGTGGAAACTTACTAAGGAGAATTCAGATGACTGAATCTACTCAACCTAGCAAACTACTATGTAAAGATTGCAAGCATTCGTTTGTGCCATGGCACGCGAAGTTGTTTAATTTAATAAGCACCAGCAAGTATTACTACTACTGCAGGAAATCAGCAACGGCAAGTCAAGTAATTTTTGACCCAGTAACTGGCCCCGAGAAGAAATCTAAAGAATATAAAATGTGCGTTAACCTTAGACAACGCCTTAATGAAAACTTCTGCGGGCCTGAGGGCTCTGCATGGGAACCAAAGCGTAAGCGAGATTTATTTCTTATGCTAACAGAAAAATAAGAAGGAGATATAATGTCAGATTTAGTAGCAAAACCAATCGTAAAAGACCAATTCTGGATTGTCATTGATGGTGACAAGAAAGTAGGAAATATCTCTGCCAACAATTCAGGCTACGGGGTACAACTCAATGGAACTACACTTCAATTTAAGAACACAGCGGACATCAAGAAAACTGCTAAAATTCGGTTCGAGCCAATCAAGTCGAATAACACTAAAGCAAATATGCCTTATCCTGAGTATCCTACTACTGCCCGCACTTACAATTCCATGTTTGATATAAAACGTGGATTGCATCTATTCACTAAGACAGCAAAATCTAAGTGCTATCATGCGGCTGGATGGTTCGTAATGGAACAGAACGGCGCTAAACAAGCGGTATTCTGCCCCAAGTACATTTTCATTCAACGTTATCCATACGACGGCCCCTTCAAAACGAAAAACGAAGCAGAAGAATTGATAAATACGTGATGATACACATTAAGCGATACTTAGACAAAATGGCTGTAGTAGAATCGAAGCAGTCAAAAGACGTTGTTATACCACTGGCCGAAGCACGTGGTTTGCGTGACGACATTTCTAAGTTATTAGCAGACTTGCATCAACTAAATAACAAAGCAATTCAAGATAGTAAAGAAGAGATAATTCAGATTGAGATTAAGGGCGGCGGCTTTAAATGAGCAGAACACAAGCAAAAGTATTACTAGAATACGTAGATAAGAAAACATACAAATGTGACCAGATTGTAGAGGCAAGTGGCATCTGGGCAGTATTCTATGATGACCAGCCTATCAACTTAAAATCAAGTCATTATCTAGCGAATGACACGGCTCCTAAGTATAAGAAAACAAGTTTCTCTAATCCAGGACACGCCAGAAATTTGTGCAGAAAATTAAATGCACAGTTCAAGACAGATAAATTTACAGTAATCTTCATGAACACGGGAAGAACTGTTTATCCCGATGACGTATCCAAAGACTAAGTACGAAGTCACTGAAGCCATATTATATGCCATGCCAAAATGCGAATGGCATGAGATGCCTATCGGCAAGGTTGTTTTTCGTTGGTGGGTTAGTGGTCGCGGAGGATATTCATTGCGACTGACTGACGAAGGTGCAAAAGCCTTCGATACAGTGAATGTCGAATACTACGAATTTCCACTAGGGCCACTCAAAGAATTCAACGGCGCGAATAATCTCTCTAGACAACTCTCTAAAAAAATTCAATGCCCATATTGGTTGGGATTAAATAACAAAGATAAAACTAAGGCAACAACTTGCATCAGAATATATGATAACAAGGTTGCACTTATCATGTCTCTATATGGAAATTTAAGAGATT